ATTATAATTGGCATCAAGACCAACAATAGTAACCGAAGCCGTATCGCCTACCGCTGTGCTGACAAGCTGCATAGTCAAGGCAGAGCTTGGAAATACATATTCTGTTGTTGCCATGTTCTCCCAAACAGTACGGAAAATACCAGCCGATGCAGGAGTTGTTCCGTAACCAAAAATATTTTGGGCGTTATGAAACGTAATCTGACCACGCGACACTTGAAGCTCAAATGGTTCATAACGGCCAACGCGTGTGATGGATTGATTAACAACGCCAGTCATTTTTAACTCCTTTTGCCAGCGCGGGCGGCGGCTGCATTATCAACCAAATTAGGATAGGGGCGACCCGCCGCTCTAGCCGATGCTTTGGCTGACTGAATCTGTTTGCGGTTCAGATGCTTTTCTTTAGCATCCTTCGGGGCGTCTTTTTCCCAAAAAGGCTTATCGGCCATGTCAGCAATCCCACTTCCGCAGAGACTTGTTAATCCGGCTGTTGGGGTCGGCTGCTTTTGCAGAACCCGTCAACTTTCGCTTCATGCCCGTCATTCTAGCACAGAAGCTGTCTTTGCGCGAACCACCTTCAGGCTGTGGACGCTTAATATCGTGGCCTTCAGCCTTCAAACTGGCGCGGCCTTTTTCGTTCAAACCACCAGATGGCGACTTGCCCTCTTTGCGTGTCCAAGCTCCAGACATGATCCCCTCCTAATAATACGGGGGCATTAAGCCCCCGTAATATCGACCCTAAATTCCGTGAAGAACTTAGTAGTGCGAGGACTTCGTGCGAGCTGTGCCAGAAGCAGCAGACGAGAGGACCGAGCCACCCGACTTACGCGGCTTGCGGCCAGCGTGAGCAGCAGCCTTGTCGCCCATCATCTTGACAGCTTTGCCGCCCTTCTTGAAGCCTTCAGCCTTGTTCTTGGCTTCTTTAGCGACATTTGACTTGCCGCCAGCATAGAAATCACCACCGAGCGACTTGTCGGGGCTGTTCTTTGGTTCGAGCTTGAATTTACCCTTCATGTGAGCCTCCTAAAGCCCTGATTAAGCGTTGATACCTTGAATGTAACGGACAACCAGAGTTCCCGTGCCATTGGTTACGTTGTTGGCACCTGAGAGAACATAAATACGGTCATCGCCAGCACCTGTTGTGATCCAGTTGCCAGTTCGGGTCGCATCCGTTCCCGGTGTCAGTGTCAGTTTGCCAACGGCATTTGCGTTCGTAGCCGCAACGAGTTCTGTTGCAGTTGCCGAAGTGCCAACGCTGATGGTGTAGGTTGTTGTCGCGCTCGACCAAGCTGTCGTGACAAACAAATCAATCGAGGTGATCAAGCTGTTTGCTGGAATGACAATGTTGGTTGCCAAGGCAGTTGCAGAACCTGTCTGCGTAATTGCCTGAGATTGAGCAAGCTCAACGTAGCCGACATTTTTCAAAGTACCAACGGTTGTACCCGTGGTGTTGATGACAGTACCCGCACGAAGCGGACCTGTCCAAGTTGAAGTACCCATAAGAGCCTCCTGCACGATAAGATCACAGTGTCTGTGCAGAGTCCGCTAGGTCGGTCCCTGTGATCAAAACCCTAGATGAAAAGGCGGGAGATTGCTCCCCCGCCCATTTAAAGCTCTTACGTTGGGAACGAACCGTAGATCGAACGCCAGTTGTAGTAGCCGAAGCTGTAACGCTCGTAGCCCTTGACCAACAGGTTGTCGGTCACAAAGTCTACCTGCATATCTGATTCGAACTTGACGCGCTCCATGTAGGAGAGGCCGTCGATGTTCGTCAGCAGGAACCAAGCCGAGGTCGAGGTCAAGAAGTCCGAAACCATGTAGGACTCAGGCAAGCCGCCCGAGGTCATCATGATTGCGTTGACATCGTTGTCGCTTGTGCCCGGACGCAGTTCTGTCTTTGTGAGACGGATTGCGACAGGTTCCAGAGCAGTCGGGACGATCAACTTGCGGGCGCGGGCGAAGACCTTGAGGCCAGCCTGATCCTTGAAGTTGGTACGAACCGCGATCATCGCGTTCAGCAGGGTCGATTCGTTCAGCTCAACCGTTGCCGAGTTCGACACTGTCGAGCCGTCAATCGGATGGTCTGTAGCGACGAGAGCCTTACCGTCACCACCAATCGACGCATTGTATGTCGTCGCGGTGTTGAGGATGTTAGCGCCATAGATTTCCTTCGTTTGCTGGAAGGATTCGATGAGGCCAAGGTTCGACGGCATAAACTGTGTCTTGTACAGGTTGTCGTCGATAGCTTTGCGCGTAATCGCATAGCCGAGAGCAATTTCAGTGTGCTCTTGGTTATAGATGTAACGTTCGCCAGCTGCGTTATCGAATGCAGTCTGACCACCTTCGGTCTTCAGCTGCGCGAGGCCGAGGAAGCGCATTTCAGCAGTGCGTTCCAGAGCCATCTTCGATTCATGCTTGGTGAAGATTTTGTCGTACTGAGATGGGATCATCTCGTACTTGCCTTCAACCCCACGGAGACCGGGGAGGAGAAGGTCTTTGATGGCAGAAAGATTAACAGCCATTGGTCCTTACTCCTATTAGATGCCGGTCTGGTTCTTCGTGGTAACGTTGTTAAACGCCACGATGACCCAGTTGTAAGCGCCCGAAGCCGTGCCATTTGAACCCGGAGGATCAGTGACAAGCGAGACGATACGGAATGGAAGGGTAGCGGTGGTCGGGCCAACGCCAGAGAGATAAGCGCCAGAAATACCTGTTGCGGTATTGCCAGAGCCAATGGTGTAAGCAACGGTGGCGTTCACATCAGCAGCCGCGATGCCTGTGCCGTCCGACTGGACAACAAACTTAGCATTCGGGTCATTGATGATGTAGCCTTCGATGGTACCCGAAGCAGGATCAGTGCCGCCCGGATAGTAGTTCGACCAGACCGTACGCTTCTGCGAGGTCGAGAGGTACTTACAGCCGACGAAGATACCGGCAATGCCAGCAGCCGCAGTCGTGCCATCGCCCTGAGAAACCGTGCCACCAGCATCGGGTTCAACGGGGTCGCCGTAGAAGATATTCGTGGTGTTATAGCCGATAGAGACGGCAATCTGCTCATATGTCGGAGCAGAACCTGTGCCGCTGTACTGACGGAAACCGAAAGGCGCATTGGTATTCGCCATGACGGTGCCTCCTTTTTACAGGAAGTCCCATCATGCCACGCCGAGGGCATTTAGAGACCGGGGATGTTTAAAACCTCCACGCCGGGGGAGGTAGGGCATAAAGCCTCTGCGGAACAAAGTAACACAACGCGCCCAAAACGTAAAGAGCCGCCCCGAAGGGCGGCTCCAAAGTTTATGCAGTCTCTTTTGTTTTCCAAAAACTCGCTGCGTATGGGTCGATGCGCTGTTCAGGATTGTGCACCAAAATCACGATGGCCTTTGTGTTTGTGCGCCAAGCGTTAATCATTTCGGCTTGGGTTTTGGCGTGTTCCAAATCCCGATAGGAACTTGAAAATTCAAACAGGCCGTCTTCGCCAGCGATATAAACCGCGTATCTCATATCAATCTCCAGTTTTCAAAGAGCAAATGGGCAAGGCCGTTTCCAACCTTGCCCAATCACACTATGGCATTATGCCATTGATGTCAAGTGCTAACTTTACTTGTCCGAAGGGATCGGTATCGCTTCGTAGCCCTTTTTGATCTGCGGACGCACTTGAGCGTGGTCGCGGGTCAACGTGCCATCCGGTGTGCCAGCAATCTGCGCTTCCTTATCGCGGACCTGTTTGCGGGCCAGATAGTCATGGCGGCGGCGAGCCTCATTAACGATCTCGGTCGGACGCTCCATCAGGATCATGCCCTTGCGCTCAATCGTTGCACCCTGCCAGCCGTTCGGCATGTAGTTCGGGTGACGGCGCACTGGTACAGGTTCCCAGCCAGCTTGTTCCAGCTCGACCATGTGGCTTGGGTCTTCTGCGCCAAGCAACAGGCGGCGGCACCACTGATAGGTCCAGCCTTCCGGTGCATCGGGAAGCGGAAACTCATCAGCGCCATCGGTCATGCTGTCGATGTGACCACGCAACTGGGCTGCACGGCGATTGGCGCGCTCAAGCGGGCTTTCCTCGCGCATTTCATCCCGCATCTCACCACGCGGGACCGCAACCTGTTCTGCTTCCTCAACAATTCGTGGGTCTTGTCCACGGCGTTTGATCTGTTTTTCCATAACCTATCTCCTTAATTCGGCATTTTGCCTTCTTTTTGAAGGGCGACTTTGTTTTTGGCGTATTCCTGCTCGGTCATTCCAAACATGCGAGCGGTTTCGGCCTCGGCTTTGGTCAAGCGGACCACGTTTTGGCGGGTTGAGCCGCGATTAGCGGGCGCAGCGGGCGGTGGAGCCTGCCGAGAAGTGGGTTTTGATGCACTGGACAAGGCAGATTCCTCCTGATCGTTTTCTTCCTGACGCGAATAACGCCGTCCGACCTTCAAAGTGTCTTCAATGAAGCCGAAATAGTCATCCGAATCGGGCTGATAGCCGTCCGCAACCGCAAGATTGTGGGCTGCAATCATCTTCTGTTGCAGGCGCTGGTCGGTCACGCACTGCGGATGCTTGCGAACCCAGTCAGCTGAACGCGGTGAAAGTTGCGAAGCAAACTGCTCAACCGGGTTTGAGTAGTCAGGAGCCTGTTGACGAGGCTTGTTCTGCATCGACTGCTTGCCGTTCTCCAATTGGAGCAGCTTTGCAGCGTTGCTGGACATGGCTTCTTGCAAATCAGCGACCTTATCAAAGTCCGAAAGCGCAAGAGCATTGCGATATTCGTTCTTCAGATACTCGTTTTCGCGTTTAACCGTCTCAATAGCGCTGGTGATCAGGTTGATGTTGCTGTCTTCAACGTCATTGTAGGCAGCATTAAGCTTCTGAGAAGCCAATCGAGCGCGTTCTTCGGCCTCTTTGCGAGCTTCTTTTTCTTTTTCAATCTTCTTTTTCAGCTTTTTGATGGTTTTTTGAACATCATCGCCATCCTCATCTTCCGATGAAGTGCTTAAAGGAGCCTCCATATGGCTTTCACCCTCAAGTTGAACCTCGATTTCAGGCTCATCAGCAACTTTAGAACCGGCCTGATCGTCAGAAACGATCTCCAATTCGATCTGTTTGTTGTCATCATCCATGATTTATCTCCTTACCAAACTTCGTCTGGGTTCTGGACGCGGCCTTTGATCTGAGTGTCGCTCAAGATGCGGCAAAGAACACCGTGAATGGTGATGCTCCAGCCATCAGAAGGGCGAAAAACCAGCCATTCATGCAGCTTAAACTCTTCGCCTTGGAACCAACCTTCATCATTTGGTTCAAAAGCGCTGGGGCCTGTCTTCACAAGCATGCCAACTTTTGACTGAAACTTGTCTTCTTCAGTTGTTTTGTCGGTTAAGTAGATGCCGCTCTTGGTTTTTTGCGGTCGAATGTACGTGGCAACCAAAATCTGGTTGTTGAAAAGCTCGACCGATGAAAGGTCACCAAGGTCTTCGAGAAGTTTCTTTTTAGGATCGACTTCATGATCCATCATCATTGGCGGCATCTTTATCCCCTTTGTCCTTCTGATCCATTAGCTATTGATTCAGCATCGTCGCAGAGAGCTTTCGCTCTGAGCAGACCCTGAATAATTCCGACATTGTGTTTGTAGGACGGGTAATCAAGGGCGCTATGCCCATGAACAAGGCTGTCCTTTAGCCTTTCGACCTCTTGGTCGATCAATTTCAGCAGTTCGTGCTGAAAGAACGCTTGGTACGTCAACATAACCGCCCCCTTTGCGGTTCCCCTTTATGAGTTGGGACGGGTGGAAAAAGGGGGATTCCACCCGTCCCGGATCACAGCGCCATGCCTCATGCCGCCGCGAAGTCAGCGCTTCCGAGAAGCAATCTCCGTCTTTTCAAGGCGACCCAAACCAGAGGCAGAGCCAGCATCCATGTCCTTGTAAGAACGGTAGACCTTGCCACCCTTCTTGAAGGCAGGAGCGCCCTTGTGCTTCTTGGCGATGTCGGTCTTCTGCAAGCGGCCTTCACCGCCAGCTGAACCGGCTTCCATGTCCTTGTAGGACGAAGCCACCTTGCTGATACGACCGCCAGCCTTGCGAGCCATCGGAGGAGGGCCACCAGCGCCCGGGGCGCCCGCAGGACCGCCCGGAGGCATTGGCATAGGCACTGGCATCGGCATGCCGCCCTGTGGGCCACCAGCGCCGGGAGGAGGCGCAACCGGCACAGGAATGCCACCCGCAGGCTTGCCCATCAGGCCCGGAGGCATCGGCATATCCGGCTGACCACCCTTACCAGCGGCAATCACGATGTTGACGTTAGTCTTGCCCTTAGTCTTGCCGCCCGTTGCGCGAGCAGTGCGACCGCCGGGAACAACGCCGGGAATTTTGCCGGGATAGCCGGGACCAGAGAACACGCCGCCGCCAACCTTGCGAGCGGTGCGGGCTTCCCCGCCTTTAGCAAAAACTGGTTTTTTTGTTTTATCTCCAGCTTCTTTGCGTTGAGCTTTACGATTTGCCCAAGCTTTCTTTTGCATTTCCTCGTCAGACGGAAGATCAAGCGGGTAGTCACGTTTGTTTTGAAACCCACCTTCAGCTTTACCCGTGCGAGCTTCAGCCTTTACCATCTTCTTGATGAGGGCCATGTCCTGCTTTGCGTCGTCGTGCTTGGCAGTGCCGCCTTTTTTCAGGCCGAGAGCCTTGCCGAAGCGGCTTTGACCAGATGCAAAGTCCATACGAGCGCCGGGAACACCAGCGGTGTCCGAAGCATCCTTCATCATCTGGGCAGCGCGAGTTTGACCGCCAGAAGCTTTCTTCGTGCGTCCACCCTTCTTCATGCCATCGGCAGCAATGTCAGGTGTGGCATTTACCTTTGCTTTGCCGGACAATTTGTCCAACGCTGTTGAAATGCCTTTTTCCCGATTACCGGAACGACGAATTTTGTTTTGATCATATTCGTCGCGATAATATTCTGGTTTATCTTGACTGTGCATTTGTCCAGAGCGCCGATTAGCATAATCGGTGACAGCTTTTTTTGTATATTTAGCAATGGCACCGCCGGACAGCTTGCCAGTGCGACCACCCGTCTTACGGGCAGGAGCAGCTTCAGCAGCAGCATCTTCACGGCGCTGGATGTCCATCATGCGGTTAAGATCGCTCGAAGCGGCATCGCCCGGCTCAGTCAGCTTGCGGTCGACCTGACGCGAATCAAGGTTCTTGGGACGCGGCACAGGAAGTGGCATGTTGCCACCGCCAGCGTTCTTCTTGGCGCGACCGCCGGACTTCATGCCGCCGATGTGCTTTTTGCCTTCGCGCTCTTCGTTAGCCGCTTTGACGTTGCGGTTCACTTTGGCGTTTGCATATTCGGTTGCCTCGGCCTTGCCGCCGGACTTGCGTGGCTTGCGATCAGCGCGGGCTTCACAGGTCTCGCCCATGACCTTGCCGCCCTTTTTAAACTGGCGACGAGAGATCGGACGCAGGCCCGTCTTAACGTCAGCGTTCAGCAGTTCTGGTGGCGTGAAAGTGGACGAATCGACCTTTTCCAAAGGACGGTCACCGCCAAGGCGCTTTGCCTTAGCTTTCATGGCCTCACGGGCCGTTTTTGCCATGCTCGACATGATTGCTCCTGATCAGGTAGCCGGGCGTCCCCGGAGGTCTCTAAACCTTTTTAGAGAGTAACATAAGAGCGCGGTCTACAATAGAGCCGCCGCCCTTCTTCTTGGGCCACGTCACCACGGGAATTTTATTGATGCCCAGCTTCTTAGCTGCTTCAGCCCGGTGGCGACCGTTTGGATGACCGTCAGGATAAATGGCGACCGGGTCGAGCTTTTCGCCCTTCTCCATCTGATGCTCAAAGTGATGGATCAATTCTTTGTCTTCATGATCCATCTTAAGAGGCTTTACTTGGGACAAGTATTTTTCTGGCTCTTCAAATTGAAAAATGCCGCCGCTTTTTTCGTAATCGTGTGCTTCTTCCCAATCTTTGTGATGGCGCAGTGGATATTCATAAACTTCGCCACCGCGATTCATTTCATTTGGACGAAGTATTTGTTTTGTTTCTGGAACATCGTAGCCAAAACCGCTCCAGTAACCTTTGAGGTCATTCCAAGGTGGAACCATTCGACGTTCTTCAGGTGTCATGTCACGCCGAGCTTGCGTTAAACGAGATTGAGCCTCTCCAACATTGTTCCAGTAAGCCTGTTCTGGTGTAAGACCCCGAGTGTTCCATTGATTTTGAAGTTCTTTATTGAGTTTTTGATACTTTGGATTTTGCTCCAAAAGTTCAAAATAAACTGCCTCCGCAGGCGTAATGCCATTTGGATTTTCTGGTCCACGCAACCCGTGAAGCTTGGCCCACTTTGAAGAAGCAGAATCTAAGAATTCTTTAGCTTGCGGATCACCCGCAGATGCTTTGGCTCTAAGAGTTTTTGCATATTGCAAAACTCCATCTTCCAATGCTGTAATTTCTTTTGTCAGCGCTGGAAAAGCTAAACGAGCAGCCTCAACATCTGCAGCCGCAGCAACAAGGTTTGTTCCACGTGGGAAACCTTCAATGTCCTGAACACCATGCTGAAGTTCATGCAGTAAAGAAGAACGTCCAGATTCAAGTCGAGGCGCTATTTCCTGAGAAAGAGCAACTTTATTCTCAGAAGGGCTGTGATAAGCGTAGTAATCACCAATTGGTTGGCGCTTTGTCTTTGTGCCTTCGGCCTCAAAAATTGTTTCCTGCATTTTAGGGTAAGCTTTATAAAGTTCTGGATGCTCAAAAACCGCAGGGACCGTTGATTGAAAACCTCGCTCTTCAAGCAACTGACGAGGAACGCCTTCTTCTCTTAATTGAGCAGTGACATTTCCGGGAAAATACTGAGATGGTTTATCGTTGATTTCATAAAACCATTGACCTTTAGGATTTTGACCCCAACCCGTTTGACGCCAAATGTCATCTCGGTGAACACCTTCGCCAGCCATGCGTTTTGCTTCATCCAGCGCTTTCATATCTGCGGTTGCTGACTTTGGACCGGCAAACATAAACATGGGCATTTGGCCCTGTTTAGCTGCCTCGCGAGAAACTTGAGCCGCAAATGGGAAAGAACCAGTAATCCCTAAGCCTTGTATATCCATCGCTTTGTCGATGGCTTCTTGCTTAAGTTGAGGCTCACCAGTTTCGGCGTTCATCTCATAAAGTTGCTTTTCACCCCGATAAACTTGTCCGGGATACATCGCAGTTTCTTTAACGCCTTCAGCAACTTTCCCCGGAAGCTCAGCGGCTTTGCCGGGATACTCTTTGAGAAACTTTTCAAGACGCGGGTCAGTCTCTTCAGGCGGGGTCCACTTTTCAGCCAAGCGGCGAGGTGTCAGCGCCGTGTCTTTTGCAAGATCAACGGCCTGATCCTCGGGCGGCACACCACCGTCATCAAATCCAGAGCGGCGAGAGAGCTTGAGTGCCTTTTGAATGACCCGCTTGTTCATCTCAGCCTCATTCCTGAGTGTTAGGAGGAGCTTGCGGTTCCAAAGGTTCCTCAACATCGCGCAGGCGTTGAAGAGCGTTCATGCCGACGATGTTCTCAACAACGCCCATCGTTGACGGGTTCTCGGCAATCTCTTCAGCCAAACGCAGCGTGGCTAGGCGCTCACGGCTTTCGCGGTCGCGCTTGCGGTTGATGGCATCCAACTGAGCGTCAAAGTTGCGCTGCTGGATTTCATCCTGCTTCAGCTTGATCTCAGCCGACTTCAACGGATCAACCTCATTGCCTTGCTGCTCGGCCTGAATCTTGGAAGCAATCTCAGCCGCTTTTGCCTGTGCCAGCATGGACTTAGCGTCAGCGTCCTGCTTGGCAATCTGCAATTTGGCCTGCGCTTCGACAACTTGCGGCGGCGGCTTGCCCTGCGATTCCGGCGGCGCAAAGAACTGTTCAGGGTTGCTCCAGCCCAACGTGATCATTGCCTCGGTGTCGATGGCAATCGGATCGTAAAGCGATGGGTTCTGCGACTGAAGCTGCTTCAGGGCCATGACCTTCACAACGCGCTGCGTGTGGCTGGCGGTGTTTGGATCGGC